CGATTGGTCCCGCAACACTGGAGTAGGCAATGCCCAAGTTCCGCAAGAAGCCCGTCGTGATCGAGGCGTTCCAGATGACCCCGGCGCGTCGAGTCAGTCACCGCGACTGGCCTGAGTGGATGAACAAGGCTTGGCAGATGGAGCGCGAGACTCCTGGAGCACTATATCCGACCGAGAAGGGCACAGAGACGGGAACCTTGTCGATCGGCACGCTCGAAGGCCAACACATCGTCTCCTGGTGGGACTGGATCATCCAAGGCGTCAAGGGAGAGCTCTATCCCTGCACGCCCGACATCTTCGCCACCACCTACGAGTCCGTTGAGTAAAGGAATTGGGATACGCCATGGTGGAGGACGCGAGATGAAGTCACACCATCGCCGTACCAATGTGACGGACGGTCTAATCGTCTGGCAGGCCGCTCAGGGCAAGGAGGAAGACCAGTGACCGCATGGGAAGCGATTCGCAAGCATATAGTGGACGGACACAGCACGCCCGGCACTGTGGGGCGCCTGGTCGATCTGCAACGGGCCGGAGAGCTCTACTTTGCCCTGCGCGAGCACCTGGAAGATCTCAAACGGCAGGACGAGTCGTTCGACGCCGACGTAGAGTTGTGCGACGCCCTGCTAAGATAGGGACCATACGGAGGAGAAAGCACATGCCCTGGAAGATTTTGACTCACGACTGGCGCCCCCCCATTCAGGGGGGCGAGCCCCTATGCCGGACCGAGGACCTGCCCCTGACCCTGCCATTGGTGTCGCTAGACACCTCGGACCTGGAGTGCGGCGCCGGATGGAACTTCGTCGATGACTTGGGCACGGGCTTCCGCGTCGCCGGTCTGTGGCCCTTCGGACGTCCCGCTGTAGCCCTGGTCGTGGAGCCCATGGGTGAGGTGGTGACCAGGGGGGACAAAAAACGGTGTGCCCAGTTGCGCTTGCTTCGCGAGGCTACCACGGAGGAAGTGCAGGACGGCATTGTTACGCTCTCCAGGCCCTTCGGCGATCTAGCCGACGCGATGGCAGCAGAACAATGGGAATGGAGGGTCGCCTTTGGCCGGCCCAGGCGGGACCCCCAACTCGTGGAAGCCGCCCTGCAAGACGCCCTGACCGCGCGCGATCTGGCCAAATGGAGCATTCATCGGTACGATTCCGCGCGGGCTGCGTGGGATGCGTGGGATGCGCGGGGTGCGCGGGCTGCGTGGGCTGCGCGAGATGCGTGGGCTGCGTGGGATGCGTGGGCTGCGCGGGATGCGCGGGCTGCGTGGGCTGCGTGGGCTGCGTGGGCTGCGCGGGATGCGCGGGATGCGTGGGCTGCGTGGGATGCGTGGGATGCGCTAACGATATTCTACGCCTCCCGGAAGGGATGGATAGGGGGAGATCCCTTCCGTGCGACTACTGGCATACGCGCGGCGTATAGGTCCGGGGCCGAGGTGGTTCTCCCCACCGGCCCGCAGGAGTTAGGCTATGCAATGGCAGTATGATCTACTGGCCGTCCCTGGCGTGCTGCTGGCCATCGCAATGGGCCTCGCCGCTGTGCTCTACGACGCATGGCGCGCTCGCTGCAGCCGGCGCAGCCTCCCCTACACCGCCAGCAGCGTGCGCGAGCTGCTGGAATCAGAGGAGGACACATGACCAAGGCGCGCCGCCTTCTTTCTAACGCTGTCGCCGAGCTCGGTCGCGCTTTGTACTTTCTCGCGTACTATCTCCATCCCTACGCACCGCGGGAGGTGATTATGAAGGAGAGGCCCGTGTGCGCTCACACACAGGAGCACGCATCATGCGACGAGTTGCCGTCCTTGCAGCAGCCCTCACCCTTTTTTCCAGAAGCATCGTCCCTTCCACAATCGACCAATGGAGGGTGTCAAGAAACCGGCCCTTCCGAATCGTCCCCTCCTGCGTCCCATACCAAACAGGCACCGCCTCGTGGTATGGACCTGGATTCCATGGACGGCTGACTAGTAGCGGAGAAGTGTACGATCAATGGGGCGTGACGGCTGCTCATCGCCGTCTCCCTCTCCACACATCTATCCGCGTTCGCCGTCTAGATACAGGCGCCTCCGTGGATGTGAGAGTGAACGATAGAGGCCCTTACATCGACGGGAGGGTGCTTGATCTTTCGAGAGAGGCTGCTCGTCGCCTTCACATGGAGCGTAGAGGTCTTTCGGAGGTACAAGTGTATGTGTGCAGATAAGGCGATAGAAGGTGTCGGAGTCCAAGCTCCTTCCACTCCAGAGGCGCGTCTTCTAGACGATCTGAACTCGAAGTGGGAGGTCTCTGGAGACATTCCTCCGGAGGCCATCGCTCAGTTCAAGATCCTTGCAGATCTCGCGGTGCAGTCCTCTCGTGTGAAACCGCACGTGGCGGGGTGGATGGTCAAGATTGTGGAGGTCAATCCACACAGGCGCCTCAGCCGCCTTGGACAGCGCATCTCCCTTGTGGAGGAAGTGATTCGAGATATGCAGGCAGCGGACAGTCGTCTTACCGCCGCCGTTGGGTATCTCCGTCACGAGCACGACATTCTACAGCGCGTCGTAGACGCTCATCCGATGTGGAAGAAAGGCGATGAAGAGTTTTCTTGACAACTCGACTCCCCTGCTATATATTACATCATGTTGATACAGAGTAGTGAAGGGGAGGAACTCGACACGTTGATAAGGAGAACAGGCCTATGTCGTGACAAGAAGTGTGCGGCGAGCGAGAGGGGAGGATCTCTGCAACAGCCATTTGACAGTCCCACGGCAGACGCAGTCTCTGGGGAGAGAAACAGCCTCCCCTCTCGCGATCTCACCCTCTAGGGAAAATATCCCGCGAGGACGACACATACCGAGAGAGGAACAAGATGACCGAACAAACTGAGCAGGCTGTGCAGAACCTCATCCAGGTCAAGTCGGTGAAGTCCGGGCGCACTGTGGAGTTTGAAAAGTCTTTCGGCCTCAACCTGGCAGATGCTATTGCCCTCGTAGGAGAGGACGTTGTGTTCAACCTCTACGAGCAGCAGGCCGTCATCAAGTGCCAGTCCATTGTCCGAACCCTTCTGGACAAGGGGGCGAGCACCGCGGACGCCATCGCGGCCGGTCAGAACTACGTCCCCGGCGTGACCCACCGCACCCGCGTCGCAATAGACCCCATCGCGCAGTTGGTCACGATGGTGACTTCCAAGAAGATTACGCTGGAAGACCTCAAGGCCCAATTGGAGGCGCAGTTGGCAGCCCTCCAGGGCGTGGAGGTGTAGGGAAGGAGCTAGCGCCCGGCGCTGTAACTTCGCTAGTATCAGGGAAGCCGCCCGCACTACCGGGAGCGGGCGGCTTCCGTCGAGGTTTCGAGGGTATTTATGGAGGCGCTGCAATGAGTAACAGGCAGACGAAACGGACGAAGCTGACGAAGGTCGAGCGTTTCAATGCCAGCCTGATGAGCAAGACCCAGATCGTCGAGGCATGGGAAGCACGCCTTCCTGAAGATGAGGCCCCACCGTGGAACGTGCATCGACTAGATCATTCCTGCCCATCTTGTGGGGCCAATGAGTGGCGGATGCCGAATATGGTTGAGAGGATCACCGGAATGATCTGCCGTAAGTGTGAGCAGGTCGGTGACGAAAAAAGGGGAAAGAAGATGAGCGCGCAGCGTCGCGTGTGCCTCTCCGATGCACAGCAGCGCAACTCCGCGAAGTGGCGTGTGGCAGGTCTCGCGGCCAATATCGAGGATGTCCTGCGGACGTATGAAACGCGCCTACACGAACAGGAGCTTTTCGCTCTTCGCGTTAGTAAAGAGCATATGGAGAAGGTCCTCGCTACTTGGTCTCAGGACTAACCATGCCGAGCGTATTCGTGGTGAACGACAGCGGTCACTATATGGCTGATGCCGAACGCTACGGGAATCTAATCCACATGACTGTGGGGCTTGTAGACAAGTTCGCGGTGACTACCATGCACCGCACGTTCCGTACCTGCATGAGACACTCTACGCCAGAGGACTACATCCTCGTCTCGGGTCCCACAGTCATGTGCAGCGTTGCGTGTGCGGTCTTTGCCGCTATGCACGGAAGGTTGAATCTGCTTCTATGGAAGTTCGAGAAAGATGGGAAGGATAGATATGTGCATCATAAGCTATGTTTGAACAAGGAGTGAGAAGATGAAAGAGCAGGAAATATGGAGCGTCCTCGACGCCTCCAAGATCCAGAACTACATGACCTGTCCGCGTCGCTACTTCTTCGAGCGCGTGCTTCACTGGCAATGGGCGCAGCCTAACGTGCATCTCGTCTTCGGCCGCGCCTGGCACTTAGCAATGGAGGTTCTTTACTCTGCCTCGACACCTCGCTACACACAGGTAGGCAAGGACCTACCATCCCTCCTCTCAGAAGCCTTCATGGCCTTCTACACGGAATACGAGAAGAGCTTCAGCCCTGAGGAGACGGAGGCGAACGCCCCAAAGACTCCAGAGAACGCGCTTCGCGCCTTGCAGCAATACGTCCTGCATCATAGAGAGGACTGCTTCGATGTGCTGCATGTAGAGACCGCGGGCACGGTGCCTATCTCTAGCACGCGAGTGCTTCACTTCAAGACGGACCTCATCTGTTACGACGAACGGGGCTACTTCAGCTTGGAGCACAAGACCTCCAGTCACTTCACAGGGAAGTGGGCCGCGCAGTGGAGGCAGAAGATGCAGGGAGGCGCGTACACTCACGTGCTGTACTGCCTCTTCCCTCCAGAGGAGGTATATGGAGTCCTCATCAATGGCGTGTTCGTGCAGAATGCTCCACGCATAAAGCGCGATGGAACGCCGTACGCAAACGCCACAGATAACGAGTTTCACCGTGTGCCTATTAGGAAGAACTCGAGGCAGATGGACGCGTGGCTGGCCGAGGCCGTGCATTGGTTCGACGAGATCGAGATGCAGCACGATATTCTCACATCAGAGATGGAAGGGCAGGATGTGATGCTTGCGTTCCCGAAGAATACGGAGAGCTGTACGGGCTATGGAGTCTGCCCCTTCTTGGATTACTGTAGCGTGTGGACCAATCCTCTTCAGCATGTAGAAGAGATCCCAAGTGGGTTTGTCACCGACACGTGGGATCCTCGAAGGCAGTATCATAAGGAGGAGCTAACCGTATGACACAGAAACCCTTCCGGGATAATTTCCCCCAACGCAAGCGTGTGCGTCGTACACCAGCACAGGAGTGGCAACTTGAGAGGAGGATGCTCAAGGGAGTCTTGACGGCCTTCGTAGGCTTCACGTTTCGCAGGGCTCACTTGCGGGGAAAGTCCCTAGCCGCCACGCCTGCAGAGCGCGCTAGGATCACTGAGGCCTGTGGTATGGTAATGCGTGTGCTTCGAGACTTTGATGAGAGTAACGGAGTTAGCAAGGCATGTTGGTTCGTGGAGCACAAGGAGGGAAAAGATGCCTGAGGATAGATTCCTGAAGGTTCAGCAACGCGCGGAAGCCGTGGCCGCCCGGTATCGCGAGAGCCAGAGCAGTTACTTCAACATTCTCCTCCTCGGAGATAGCGGCTCAGGCAAGACCGCCACGCTCGCCACGTGCCCAACCCCCATCTTCATCGACTCCTTCGATTCAGGCGGTACGAAGACTCAGGTACTTCAGCCGCTCATTGAGCGGGGGGATCTCGTGTGCGAGACGAGATGGGAGAAGGATTCCTGGAAAGATCCCTTCGCTTTCCGGGAGTGGGAGATGGAAATGGCGGAGCGTAAGAAGGAAGGCTTCTTCGACTACTTCGCCACGTACGCGCTGGACAGCGGCTCCAAGTGGAGCGACAGCCTCATGTTCGCTATCATAGCCGGCACTAAGGACAAAGGAGGGAAAACCAGAAGAGGACAGAATCCAGAGCTTCAGGACTATCTCGTCCAACAACTCACCGCGGTGGACTGGATCGGTCAGCTCATGTCCCTCTCCTGCAACGTCGTCGTGACTGCCCATATGGGTATAGACAAGGATGAGCTTACTGGAAGAATCGAGACCGGACCTCTGATGTATGGGAAGCTTGCTCTCAAGCTCCCTATTGCCTTCGATGAGTGTTGGATCATGCGGCCGCAGCAGAGTTCCGCCGGCCCTGTCTTCAAAGTCCTCGTACACGCGGATGGATACCACAAAGCAAAGAGTCGCATCGGCGGCTCTAAGTTCTCCATGCTGGAGAATCCCGACGTGCGAGGGCTTATGAAGAAAGCGGGAGCGCCGAAGGAATCTTGGACGGACCGCCCTCCCTTGCTACACAAACCATAACCGCTGAGAGCGAATAGAGAGGTCAACGAGATCGAGGAAGGAACAACCACGCACAAACACGCACAAACACGAGAGTGAACAAATGAGCGAAAGCCTGCTTGACATCAATCTCAGCGACGCAAAGGACTTCCGTACTCTGGCCGACAACGACGAGGTTCACCTCACCATCAGCCAGGTTGATATTGTTGACTCCAAGAGCACGGAGGGCAGAAGGAACCTCAAGGTGATCCTCCAGGCGGAAGCAACCGACGTGGAGAGCATATACTACTACATGCCTGTGCCTTCTCCGGAGTGGAAGGCCGACGACGCACGCTCGTATCAGTACGCAGTGAACCGTATCGACGAGTTCTGCCGCGCCTTCGACATTCGATTCCCCATCAATTCTGCCGCCTGCGTGGGCAGGCAGGGATGGTGCATTGTGGGGGAGGAGAAGGACGATCGCACGGGCAAGATGAGGAACACCATCCGCCGGTGCTTAGTGAGTCGGGCATAGTGCGTATCATAGGGAGGGCGCTTGTATAGGCCCTCCTTTTCAGGAGGTTGGAAGTATGAGCGCGGAGACGAGTGCGTTGTGGACATTCGCGGGATACCACAGAACGCAGGGTGGGTGGAGGTTCGTGGGCACGCGAACACGTAAGGAGCCTCAGACGCATGAGCTCCTAGCCCTCCTCGAACAGATGGCGGATGCGTTGCTCCTCCTTCGAGAGCACATCTCTCCTGTTACGGAGGCGCTTCTAAAGAGTTGTTCTACGCAGAAGTCCATGCCCCCAGAAGAGGCGGAGGCAATGAAAAGAGCGGGTCACGATGCTTAAGTTCATCGCAGAACCGCCAGACGATCCGACGAAAGCGCCACCGGCTCAGGTTCGTCTGACATTCAGTATAGATAGAGATACTTGGGACGTGCTCGCCGCACATATCCCCTGGGGAATGCGGAAGCATGTGTATAGAGCGGTGATAGAAGGTCTAGCAAAGCAATTGACGAAGGACCACGTCCGGACGCTGACGGCTATGGTGCATAAGACGTGGGATCTAGGAACGGCTCTTGGACTACCGGAGGAGGAGGATGGCGGATCTGCGTAGCTCCTCCTACTCCATCACACAGATGGATGGATTCGAGGCGCTTCACTACATCCTCGAGATCCGTCGTCAGCGCCGCGCCATTCTCGAAGCAGTGACTCAGAAGCGACAGGAAGTCGCTGCCAAGCGGAAGCCAAAGGCTTCCTCAAAAGAAGATCCCGTGAAGCGGCTCACCCTTGAGCAGGTTCAGGAACTCCTTTCTCAGTTGAAGGCGACTACATGACAGAGTGGACGCAGCTCTCCGAGGCCCGCTTCGCCAATCTCAACCCCCTCCAAATTATTATGAAGGATCGGGCAAGGGAGATATACGAGGATCTAGACGAGTTGGCGGAGACTATCAAGGACAAGGGTCTCATTCAGCCTATTGCCGTGCAAGAAACGGAGGATCCGGAGATGTTCCTCCTCCTTGCGGGGGGCAGACGCTTCGCGGCGATGGTTCGAGCGAAGCTCATGCCGATCCCTGCTCGAGTCTTTCCGAAAGATATGGACGAGCTTGATAGAAAGGAGATTGAGCTCGTTGAGAATATCTATCGCAAGGACATGCGGTGGCAGGAGAAGTCCCGTCTGGAGAGGGAGATTCACGAGCTCTTCGTGGAGAAGTACGGGGAGGCGACTAGCGGTGGGCCTGGAGGCATGGACCGCGGACATAGTATAGCGGATACAGCCGCCATCCTCGGCAAGGAGCGCACCAGCGTCGGCAAGAGCATCGCTCTAGCGAACGCTCTGGACGATCATCCGGAGCTGGTAGCCGCGAAGAATGAGGCCGAGGCAAGGAACATCTTGCGGAAGCTGCGGCGCACGCAGGAGGACAGGGCCGCGCAGGAGCATTTTGACAAGGTAGTTCAAAGCGACGGAGTGGGGCGAATCAAGTACCGTCTTGGAAACGCATACACACAAGGGGACTTCTTCGAGCGTTGTGCGGAGCTCCCAGGAGGAAACGCCTCCTTAGTTGAGATCGACCCACCATATGGAATAGACCTCCAGAAAGTGAAGGACTCCAACTCGCAGGTAATGGAGGGATACACAGATGTTCCCGCCGATGAGTATATAGCGTTCATGCGTCGCGTATTCAAGGAGAGCTACAGGATGATAGGGTCTTCCGGTTGGCTCCTCTGTTGGTACGTGCAACAATGGTATGAGGTAATCAAGAACTTGCTTCTAGAAACTGGGTTCGCTGTTGGAAACGTTTCAGCGATCTGGAACAAGCCCAGCTTTGCGGGTCAAACATGGCATCCGGACCTGTATCTCTCTAGCACATACGAGTCCTTCATGTACGCACGGAAGGGAACCTACGCCGTTATTCGTCAGCAGGGAAGGAGCAACGTCTTCAACTACGCTCCCGTCTCGCCCGCCCGCAAGGTCCATCCGACGGAGCGACCTATTGAGCTGATGGAGGAGATCATCAAGACCTTCTCCGTCCCAGATGGGTGTGTGATGGTGCCTTTCCTTGGAAGTGGGAACACACTGCTCGCGGCAGCGAACCTTGGTATGTGGGGCTACGGGTTCGATCTGGACAAGAACAACGAGTACAAGCCCGCGTATGTGAGGAAAGTGATGGAAGGGGAACCAAAGAAGTATAAGAGCTACTCGGCGGTTTGAGCCCCCTCAGGAGAAAATATCCCGCAAGGAGCAGAAATGACCGACGAGCCCTTCTCTTACCGGAATAGACGCTTTCGATTCGCGCTTCTAGTTACCCTCCACTGCGAGCTATCGTCCCTTCAGAACAAGAGGCTATGGAAATGATCGTATACATCTCCGGTCCATATACCAAGGGCGACGTGGCTGCCAACGTGCAGCAGGCCATGTGGGCAGGACTCACGATCCTAGACCACGGACACACGCCCCTCGTCCCGCACCTGAGCCATTTCCTCCATCTTCTCAGCCAGCGTCCATGGGATCGTTGGCTCGAGATGGACCTCGCGCTCGTTCGCGTTTCAGACGCGCTCATTCGTCTGGAGGGGGAGAGCGAGGGGGCGGATAGAGAGGTAGGGGCAGCTAGAGAACAGGGCATACCCATATACTATGGAATGAGAGAGTGGGTGAGACATGAGCACTCTTAAGAGAGACGGAGAATCGCTACTCTGGCTATGCAGTGATTGCGGCCACACCGGCAAACTCGAGTCAATGACGCATGGAATAGACTGCCTGTTCGCGTTTAAGAGGATGGTTTACGAGAGGCTCTTGAGTTTGGAGGAGAAGGTTCTTGAGATACAGCTAGAAAGGAAGGGATAAGATGCAAGAAATCGAGATCATCTGGCCTCATGACCAGGATGCTATGATTGTGCAGGTGATCTTCTCTGGGCATGATCTCAGAGGAGCCCTGGACAAGGAGAACCGTCTCTACATGCTCATCCGCACCCGTCTCATGGCTGCCGTCTGCGTGGTGGAGGGGGCAGTCAAGGCACGAAGCTCCCGGTGATCCAAGCTCCGTATACAGCGGGCCCTTTAGATGCGAAAGTCTGCATCATTGGCCAAGCTCCTGGCGCAGAGGAGCACGCTTCTGGAGGTGCCTTCGTCGGTCCAGCCGGGCGGCAGTTGACAAGGTTCTGTGCTGCCGCAGGCCTGAATAGACAAGCCTGCCGTTTGGAGAACCTCTTTCAACTCTTCCCGAAGAACGATGACCTTGATCCGTACATCAAACTCGGGACGAAGAACGTCAGGACTACTCCCACGTACGACGAGCATGTTGCGGCGCTCCGTGAGCGCCTTGAGAAGTGCGACGCCAACGTGTTCGTGCCTCTTGGCGCTATCAGTACATACGCGCTCACTGGTATTGTCGGGAATATCACGAAGTGGAGAGGCTCTCTCCTTCCTAGCACGCTCCTTCCCGAGAGAAAGTGCCTCCCCAGCATCCATCCTAGCGCGACGCTCAAGGGAGACCCCCTCTTTGGATACTACATCACACGGGATCTCATGCGGGCGAAGGGGCAAGGCGACTTCCCAGAGATCCGCCTTCGACATCGGGATATGATTCTTGCGCCAACTCTGGAGGACATCCGCTCCTTTCTATCTCGATGTCTCCGCCAACACCTCATCTCGTACGATATTGAAACTCGAGGCTTGCATCTAAGCCATATCTCCTTCGCCGTCTCCCCAAACGATGTCCTTTGCATCCCTCTCATCAGCGGAGGGCAGGACGTATGGAATCCGGATGACGAGACGGAGATTATGCTCCTCGTTGCGAAGGTGCTAGAATGTGATAGTGTAACGAAGCTCGGGCAGAACATCTCCTTTGATTGCACTTTCATGCTTCGACGTTACGGCATCTACGTCCGTCCCGTGCACGATACGATGATAGCAGCCGCCATTCTCTTTCCCGACTTCCCGAAGGGTCTGGACTTCCTCACCTCCATATACTGCGGTGGAGAGCCGTACTACAAAGCGGATGGGAAGGAGTGGAGAAAGAATCCCTTTGCCTCCGAGGAGCTCTTCCGTCGCTACAACGCGATGGACTCTGCCGTCCTGCTAGAGATATTCCCTCAACAGAAGGCAGAACTTATCAAGGCGGGGAACTGGGACACGTACCTAAAACAAAGCGCCTTGATTCACCCGCTTGTCTACGCCAGCGATCGCGGGATCTTGATGGATCGGGAGTATCTGCGGGCGGCGGCTGCAAGCTGCCGCGAGCGCATCGTGCAGATGGAGGGGGATCTCCGAGCCATCGTCGGCCCGGAGCTGAACTTCAACTCCAACAAGCAGCTCGTCGCGTACTTCTACACAGAGAAGGGCATAAAGCCATACACGAGATGGAGGAAGGGGGGATACAGCAGCCCCTCCGTAGATGACAAGGCCCTCGAGCGCATGGCAGCGCATGGGGTGCGTGAGGCCCAGATCCTTACGATGATTCGTAAAGAACAGAAGATGCTCTCCACGTACTACGAAATGAAGGTAGACGAGGATGGCCGCCTTCGCTGTTCCTACAATCCCGTCGGCACCGTGCAGGCACGGATCTCCAGCTCCAAGACTATTTGGGGGACTGGGGCTAATCTCCAGAATCAGCCCTCTGACACCCTCCGAGCTATGCTGGCGGATCCTGAAGGCATCTACATATCTCAGGATCTAGCCCAGGCGGAGAATCGAATCGTCGCGTATGAGGCGTGTGATCCGAGAATGATGGAGGCACTGGAGGCTGGCGTGGACATTCACAGCCTCACCGGATGCCTGATTCATAACGTGGCTTTAGATAAATGCACAGAGGAGATCCGTCAGGATGGAAAGGTTGCGAATCATGGGCTGAACTTCGGTCTCGGCGTGCAGAACTTCATTCTTCACTACAGTCTAGAGTGGCGGCACGGTACGTATGTGTACGAGCGGTATCATCAGGTATATCCTGGAGTGCGTGAATGGCACGCGTCCATTAGAGAGGAGCTAGCCAGAAATAACCGTATTTTGACAAACTGCTACGGCAGGGCGCGACGCTTTCTAGACCCAGAGGGTCCGCAGCTCTATCAGAAGGCATACGACTACAAACCTCAATCCACCGTCGCGACGAAGATGAACGAGGATGGAGTAAAGTACTTATACTATCGTCAGGATCTCTTCCCAGAAGCGCAGTTTTCTAATACGGTGCATGACAGCCTTTGGTATTGGATGCCTTTAAGCGCGGGCTATGACCGAATCGTCCACGTCATAATCCTCGTGAAAACCCGTCTTGAGGCTCCTCTTACAATCAAGGGTCACCGATTCAGCATCCCTGTAGATACCAAGATCGGATTCACGCTAGACGAGCGCGCGATGCTGAAATGGAAATGGAATAAGACCGACTTCGCTAATCCAGATCATCTATCGGAGGAGCTTCGACGCTATGTCGAGACGCACGGGAGATGATTGGATTGAGGCCTTCGTACGATACACACAGAACACGGAACCGAGAGAGAGTTTCAGAAGGTGGACTGCACTCTCGACGGTGGCGGCTGTCTTGCAGAGGAAGTGCTTCCTTCGTTGGGGTAGCGAGACGTTCTACCCTAATATGTATATCGTGTTAGTCGGCCCTCCAGCAAGCCGCAAAGGCTCGGCAATGCGCCCAGGACGTGACCTCCTGAACAAGCTCGGCATATACACATCAGCGAACGCCTCGAGCTGGCAAAAGCTCGTGGGATCTTTGAAGGAACAGATCGAAACAGGACAAGGCCCAGATGGCAAAATGGTTATGCACGCCTCTATGAACATCGTCAGTACGGAGCTGACGGTGTTTCTCGGGTATGAGTCTAGAGAGCTTCTTTCAGCTCTTTGTGACTGGTACGACTGCACAGATCGCTTTAAGTACGACACGTATGCGAGAGGAAAGGAGGAAGTTCCGAACGTATGGGTGAATCTTTTCGGGGCTACGACTCCAAGCCAACTTCAAGCAGCTTTGCCGGAAGGAGCGGTTGGCTCGGGCTTTACAAGCCGCGTTGTGTTTGTGTATGAGGAGGATAAAGAGCGAATGATTATAGAGCCCACTCTTGATGAGGAGATGGAGGAGGATCTCCAACTGGACCTTGGAGAGATCCACGGGATCTACGGCCCCTTCCACATGGAACCAGACGCGCGAGATATGTACGCGGAGTGGAGAAAAGAAGGAGAAGGCAGACAACTCTTTCCAGAGCCCCGTTTGGACTACTACATCCAACGTCGTCCAACGCATCTATTCAAAATGAGCACTATCTTCAGCGCCGCGCGCACGAGCGAGAGGATCATCACATCAACGGACATGCAAAGGGCCATCTCGGTTCTGTCCCTCGCGGAGAGGAAAATGCCTAGCGTGTTTGCGGGAGTGGGTCAGAACCCCTTGGCGGGTCTGCAGCTCCGTATCTCCCGTGTTCTAGCGCAACGGAAACAGATGCCTATTCGAGAACTCGCCTCCATGTTCAGCAACGACGCTGGATATACACAGTTTGGGGAGGCTATTAGTAGCTTAGCACAGATGGGGCACGTACAGCATGACGCGGTGGCTCGCACGATTCGATATACTAAAGAGGAGGTTCCAAATGCCTAACGACATACTCGCCCCCCTTCACTCCGAGTTCCGGCTCAAGACGCGAGAGCTCGTTCGTATCTGCTTGGAGGATGGAGTGACTATCTTGCCCTACTGCGGTATCCGCTTGTGCAGCGAGCAGGCGAAGCTCTTCCGGCAGTCGAGAGCATTGAAGGAGATAGAAAAGCGGGTACAGTCTTTGAGAGATAGAGGTTTCGGTTTCCTCGCTCAGATCCTTCTAGATGTGGGACCGCAGCCGGGAGCCCTTGGGAGGCACGTTACGAAGGCTGGGCCAGGAGAGAGCTGGCATCAATACGCGATGGCTGCCGACTGCGTTCTGGTGCGGCTGGGCAAAGCTGTATGGGATGGGGATGATCCGGCGTGGAAGGTGTACGGCTCCGCGGCAAAGCACGTAGGACTGACGTGGGCAGGAGAGTGGGTATCGTTTCGAGAGATGCCGCATGTGCAGCTTTATACAGCGTCTAGTCCCATGAAGCAGTGGGCAGGGCACGCGGATATGATAGAGCAGATCCTCAAGGACGTAGGAGCGTTGGGATGAACAGGCTCGAGTCCTTGAAAGACAGAGTAGACAACGAGATAGATCGCCAAAGGAGTGAAGCCGCTCCCCATAATCTACGCAAGATCCTCCTGCTAATCGCCGAGGAAGTGGATATTCTGCGTGAGAGGATGGACACGGCGCAAACGACTCTCGACTAGAACAAAAGGAACGCCCCTCGGGAGAAATTATCCCCCGAGGGGCTGTTCCAGAATCTACAACCCAACCCCCGACTCCTGCTCCAGCCTCTTCCTGAACTCTCTTGCCAACGACCTTCGCTGAAGCGTCCTTGCCCTCATAATCCTTCGCACATCCAGCGCACGGAACTTAATCCCGGCAAGCTCGCTCGCGAGATACTCCGGCAGTTCTCCCCGCTTGTACGCCTTCGCTCCTCGAGTGAACTTACCCAGAAAGGGCACGGCTGCTTCCACCTTCGCCTCTGTGCGCTTAGATATGAAGGACAGCCCCTCACTGCGCTCTCCAGGGAAGTTCTCGATTGGTGCTTCCTTGAAGTAGCTATATCCAGCGCGCGGCATGAACTGCGTGGCGCCTACGAGAGGGTGCATAGAGGACATGAGATCCCTCGCACCGAGCCTATTCAAATCCATGTGAGGTAGATCGAGTTGCATGAAGAGAGGCCGATCGCGTATCAACGCCCCTGTTTGCATCGCTTGGACCTCGTCAAAGTAGTCCGGTGTCGGAATCTCCTCCCATCCCTCCGGTGCGATGCTCTCCAACGCGGCCTTGAGCTTCGGTATCTTCGCGTACCTCCCGGGATTCTCCACCATCGCCATGATCTGTCTAGGTAGGTTGAATCTCTGCCACGCATAGAAAGGAAGCAAGTTCCGCATGAATCGCTTCTCAAAGTCCGTCAGGAATCTATAGTCAAAATGCACCGTCTTGACGAACTCCGCCGCCTCGTATGGCGACATTCCCTTCTCCGCCGCGTCGAACCACGTGGCCCAGCGTGCCTGATTCTCGATCATCTGCGCCCACGCACGGTTGATCTTTAGGAGAGGATTCTCGTTCCCCACAATTCGTCTCATCTTATCAGCGAACGACGATCCCATCCCCTGACCAGAGAGCTCACTCAAGAGCTTGAGATTACCCGAGGCACCCATTGGTACAGTGAGGTCTAGATCCTCCCATATCTTCTTCTCCACGTCGACAGGCAAGTCGTACACTCTGGAAGCAGTCTGCGGAACGCCCCAGTCCTCCCCCAGACGCGCCATCTCATCCCAGCTGCTTACGAGCTTCCCCTTATCATCCAGAACCTTAGGCAAAGGGATGGAGTCCCAATCCTCAATCCCCAACTTCCGCATGATTGCTTCCGTTGCTGCCTTCGCTTTTGGTGGCATCCTTCCGGCTCTCAACGCGTGCATCTGCACTTTGAAGCCCTGGAGATACTTCAAGGAGAAGCCCTTCCCGGGAAAGGGAAAACCCCCCTTCAGAATGTCCCCCATCTTGTAACTGGAACCGACACCATGTATCCAGGAGGTGATTGCGGAGGAGATCATATTCCGCATATTGTACGCGGTACCGACAGTTGCCCACCCCTTCCAAATGTTCGTCAGTTCCGAAAAGGTCTGGAGGAACCCCGACACCTCATCGTGTCCGCGAAATGCCTTGTCCGCTCTACCAAGGACATCCGCCACCACTTGAGGCACCCTATACGCCCCGCGCACCACAGATCCAACCTCTGTGTTGTCCAGCACCTCCCAAATCGTGTATCCCTCCGGTTCCCACTTTTTCAGCAGATCGCTCTTGAGACGACCCCACTTCACAGGATCCTGAATTAGAGAGAGCCAGGCTTTCTCCGAACCCCCAAGCATATCGGCTCCCACAGCCACGGCGATGTTCTTATCCGACATCACCCCCTCTTCCAACTCTCTATACGCTAACCACCTCTCCTGCATTACGGAGCGTTTCGTCACAATGCCTCTGATATTCAGCTCCGTTGTCCTGCCGAGATCCCCCTTCGTCATGGCCATAACACGGTCCCACAACGTGTCGTACGTTCTCTCCATCAAGGCGGGCATCACTCCCGGATTCAAAGCCTCCCCCACGCTCCCCACTCCTTTCATAGGAAACTCCTCCATCCGCTCCGCGAGGTGCGGAAAGTTCTTCTCCAGAAACTTCCTCTGCGCTCTCCACTGTCTCGATCCAAGAGTTGCTCCTGTATGGAAGGTGTAGAAGAGTCTATCCACCGAAGGCACGACCAAGCCGTGGTCCTGGAGTTCCGCCCACTGCTTACGAGCGACCCTCCACAACTCATCGCTCGTATCCCATAGTGCAGGGATGCGTTCTGCCTCTATCATTCCAGCAGAGACAGCGTCATCTAGATACTTCTGCAGATTCGCGGAGTCCTGAAACGCGCCAAGGATGTATAACTCATTCGGCTTGAGCGTTCCCACCAAAGTGTCCATGGCGTTCTCGACCTCAAACGGAGCGTTCTCTTGCCGCGCGGCAAACTTTCTGAAGTGTTTCATAAACGCTGGAGCATCCGTCTTTACCGCGTGCATAGCAAGGAACTTCCTCGCAAACGACTTCCCAAGGGGGCCGGAGGCCTTGAGGCCTGCGGCTCCGGCTTTCCTCATACCCCCAGCAATCGCCATCCCAGGCACAATATTGATAGGGTCGGCTAAGATGTCCAAGACCGTGCCGGCGGTCCACGTCATCCAGTTGCTTCGTCCATAGTCCTTAAAAATGTCTCGGTAGCTGGGTTTCCGAGCCTCCTCCATCTCAACTCCAGGGAGTGAGTTGAGGAACTCAATCCCAGCCTGACGCAGGCCCTCCCAAGCGCTGCCCGTGCGAAGCATCTCCTGAACAGCACCGGCCGCCGTGTACTGCCCGACGGAGAGAAGGTCGAACACGGGAGTGACCACATCCTCCAAGGAGTAATCAAGCCTCCCAAACACCCCCGTGTTCTTCCCACCGCTTTTCGCATAGTTCTCCCACTCCTCCCCTTTCCCCATCCGATAGAACGCCCTCTCCAATCTGCGGGTCTCGGTCTTCGCTCCACGCTCTGCAGCCCTCTGCTGTGGACGGAGGTTCCTTGTATCAGGCTGCAACGCAAGGAGCTGATCCAGGAAGGAGCCTGACGTTGGCACCCTCGGGTGCTGGAGCGCCTGACGGAGAGCATCGAAGGGATCTGTGAATGTAGTCATTTCTCTCCTTTATCGCGCGGGGGCTGCTCCCATGAGAGACGTTTGAGGAGCACCGAGCAGAGTGCTCATGTCAACGCCGGTGCGAGACGGCTGAGGCCCTGGACCGGAGAGGGGCTGCAGGATTCCGTTGTCCACATCCAGCTCCCATCCGAGCTCCCGAAGGCTTTGAAAGACAAGTTCCCTAGACTCGAAAGGAAGATCCGCCAGTGCCTTTATCTCCGTTTTAAGGAACGCCCTCCCTTGCTTGGCAGCCCCGAGAATCCTCTTCGTCCACTCTGCTAGAACATCCGCGTCTGTCTGTTTCTCCTCCCCCTCGCTCCCAAAGCGTGCCTTGAGAATATCGGAGCGGAGCTCCTGCGGGATGCGTAAATCCGGGTCATTGTTATATGAGGATACATCCATTCCCCAGGAGCTAGCTATAGAGAGCAGCTCGTCCCTTCCCACCTGCACACTGTTTAGATGCTCCTCCCACTCTCGTCTATTAGTGCCGAAAGATAGAGAAAGCAGCTTCGGCAGAATCGCCTGATACTGTACCGCTAGTGAAGGATCTCCATTCGGTCCCATAGCGGTCTCCACCGCCTTCGCTCCGAAGTCCTTCGCTCCCTCCATGTCCCCCATCCTCGCGGCCGACATTGCCTGCTCTAAAAGCATTCTGGAGTTCGCTCGGACCTCCCTCTCTACATCATTCAGAGTCGTATCTTCTCGGTACGAAAGCTCCCTAGCCCTTGCATCTGCCACACGGAACGCGAAGGTATCCTGCAACACACCGAGCTTTGCGGCCGTGTCGTACAAGAAGGTGGAGTCCTGCGCCATCGGCGCTATGACATTCGTGAAAAGCTCTACAGCCTTGCGCCTCTCCTGATCCCTCACTCTCCTCAACGATGCCTCCAGCAGGGCAGGGTTCATACCCCACTGTGTTCCAAGCTCTCTCAACCTATTCTCCCCAGCCGTGCGCTGCTCCAACGTGGCGGTTAGAGGATCGAGGGCGAGAAGCTGCAAGGCCTCCTGAGCGGCTGTGAGCTCCTGTTCTCCAGCCGCTAAAGCCGTCTGAAGACTTTGAGCACCTGGAGCTCCCTGTCCATACAGCCCAGAGACGCCGCGGCCCGTTTCCAAGGCCTGCCTTTTGGAGGCGGTGAACTGTTGCAAACCCTCTGGAGACATATCTCCAGGCTTGATAGCACCGACGGCGGCTGCCGCTCCAGTAATCTGTCCAGAGACCCGACTTGTCACCCCTGTCCGCATGGAGGCGACTTGTTGCCGAACGTAGTCCTGCTGACTCTTCGGAACGTTCTGAAGGGTTAGAGCCATGCTATCCTCCACTTGCTGGATAGCCTCAGGGCTATATCCCGCGACCTCCACCGCTCGACGCAACTCTCCGACGACGGACTCGGCCTTATCCCTATCCGACGCCTCCCGTGCTCGTAGATTAGCCTCCTGCTGCACACCGAGCTGCTGCCCTTGCGCGTATCCTTGGCTGAAGGCGGTGAGCCCTGTTCCCGTTGCGCTAGCTAACTTCTTCCACCATGCCATGTGTCATCCACCTTGGGGGAAATGATCCCGTAAGGGGTCTTACTTGCTTGCTAACTGTCCGCCTGCAGTGACTACTCCAGTAACCAAAGACTCCCACCACGCCGCCTCAACAGGCGCGTACTGCGCCGCTGGGCTCATCCCAGCGATCTGGAGAAGGGCGTTCATAACGTTGGGGTCCATGTCTTCGTACCAATCGTTGCCTAGATACGTGACATTGCTCAGCTTTGAGCTTCCGGCCCGACGAGCAGCGACGTAATTAACCAAGAAGCCCTGCCACTCCGACTCTGTGGCGAAAGCTCCTATCCTTGTAGCGATTCTCTGCCTCATGTCTCCCATTGCCTGCGAAGAGCTTTCGTCTGATAGAAGCGCTTCCACCGCCTGCTCTGGAGTTTGAGTGTAAGTTGTAGAGATCTCCCTACCGAACTTGTCTACAGTAGTAGGAGGCTTAATCTGTTCCCCGAAGAATCCATCTAACTCCTTTGTCGCCCATATAATCTCTTGAGACTTCCCCGGCAGTTTTCCTTCTGGAGGCATCTCCAGGTACCAATCTTGGTGCCGCTGTGCCCCGGCAAAGGTTGACGCCAATGTTGCAACCTGAAGTCTATCCACCCTATCCGCAGACCTCTGAGCCAGCACGTACTGCTCCTCGCTAATCCCGAGCTGATGCGCCTGCTGCTTCAAGGCGTTCCCGTACCTTATATCAAACTGATCCTTCGCCTGCAGGAACGTGCCTACAGAGACCCCGAGCGAGGCCGCTGCGTTCGTCGCCGCAACAGACTCACTCTCCCCTACGTCCACGACATCCTCATACGTCATCAACGCGCCCCGAAACTTCCAATTATCCATCCCGAACGCGCTCGCTATGTTCCCTATCTCCAGATCCCAGGCTCTATCCGCCTGCTCTGTAGACTCGTTGAACTTGGCGGTATCCAGTCCATGCTCCTTCGCAATAGCGTCGTACTTCGCAATCCTCTCCAAACTCCCTTGCGTAACGTCAACCGCCAACTTCCGGGCCTCCATTGTGGGCATGCTCGAGGTTTGGATACTCTCCCCACGCAGCAGTCTCAACGCATCCGCATCACTTAGAGCGGTTCCCGTCAGTGCCTCATACGAGCCTCTAGTAGCAGCGTACTCCGGCCTCCGTCGAAGCTCCGCGTCCAACATTTTCCTGGAGGGGTCTACCGCCTGAACCCCAAGATCCTGGGCACCGAGAGTTCCTGACTCCGTCCCGGCAAACCCAAGAATCTCCGCCCATCCCTGTCCAATCTGTGCGCTTACTTGTCTCGTGCTATTCCCAATCTCCGTGTATATCTGCTTCACGACGGCTTGAGTCTGCATCTCGTTCAGCCCATACGTCTTCGCGAACTCCTCCACACGCTGAACCAGTGTCTCATCAAACTGCCTCGCTGTCTCGTTTAGTTTGTTCGCCTCCATCTCCAATCCTGCTTTGTCCACACTGAACTGTAGATTGGCCTGACGAACGGTTTCCTTGAGCTGGGCGTAACTCAGACCCAATTGAGACGCGTACTGCCGCCTCTGGGTGTCGGTGCTAACATCCCATTCAAGAACGGCTTGGCTGAACTTATCTCTATCCAGACCTAAGGTCCCCGCGTATTGTCTAGACATCTCATTGAGCTTGTTGGTGTCTAGAGTGGCCTGGACATCTAGCTGTCTAGCAGTCTCCTTCAACTGGTCATAGCTCAGCCCCAGCTGCTCAGCAAACTGCTGCCTTTGCAGAACGGTGCTAGTATTCCACTGGCCAGCAGCCTCTAGGAGCTTGTCCCTCTCCAGATCCATCCCAGAGTTAAATTGGCTAACGCTCTGAGAGAGCTGTTGATAGCTCAGTCCCATTTGGGTAGCGAAGACCACTCTTTGATCGTACGTGCTAGTGTCCCACTGTCGAGCAGACTCAAGGAACTTAGCCTCATCCAGTCCCATGGTTCTAGCGTACTGCTTTGCAGTTTGGTTATACGTCAGGTTAAACTGACGAGAGGTCTCCTCCAAACTCGCTACCTGAAGCTCGTATCCAGCTAAAGAGGACAGAGCAGATACGGCGCTAGCTAGATTCTGCTGCTTGACTGTATCCATCTTACCTGCTATCTCTGCGTCAAGAGCACTATACGCCCTCATGCGCTCTCTCTCCAGAGTCTCCGTGCTTCTTTGGGCGCCGCCACCTAATGCCCCCTCTGGATCTATGGCGAACTGTCGAGAGATCCTCTCCCGCGCCTCATCGAAATCCGCGTCAAGGACAGCTCTTCTAGAACGCTTCTCCTCGGCAGGATCGAACCCCAGAGCATTCACCATACCCGATACAGTGTTGCTTATTGTTGTCGCCAAGGAGTTATCGTCCCCTAAGAAGCCCTCAGCCCAACCCACTGCATCCTCTGCTGCCTGAAGAGCCCGCATGCCTGTCTTCAGTCCTTCATACCCTCCATCTGGAGATGGAGCCTGCGGATTCAATCTATCCGTCTGTTCCTTCACCCATGATATGTATGCTTCAATGCCCTTCGTTTGTAGAAGAGATGTGGCGTCGTTACTCTCCACAATCGCTTTTATAGATCTATTTCTAAGAAGAGCTAGCTCCTCCTCGTCTACGATTGGTCGTCCATCCTTGTATCTGTACTCCACGCCTCCCAATGGAGTCTCGTACACTACACTACCGCCGTCATCCTCGTAGATAGGATACTTGTAGTTCTTGTAGTAGAGTGTGGGATCGTCTGGAGCGCCCTCACCAGAGGGAGACACATTCGCAGAGTAACGCAGCTTCTCCTCTGCTACTCTCCGAGCCGAGTCTACACCCCTCTCCTGATACACGGCTAGAACATCTAGCGCTTCCTCCTCGCTAAGACGGTAGCCTGGGTCTACCTGGCTAATCCACGCGTCGAAATCGTCCGTCCACCCAGAAGGTGGCTCTGCTTCCTCTCCTACTTCCTCTCCTACTTCCTCTCCGAAGCCAAAAGACTCCTCCTCAACATACTCTCCAGTACCCGGATCGTATACGTATCTACCTCCTGCTACATCCGCCGCCGGGGGTTGGTACCCCTGATCTATGAGCCACTGCTGGAGTCTCGGATCGAGCCTCACCCAGTCTGCGTCGGAGATAGTCTCTCCCCGCTTGAGGGCGTCTACGAGCCGACGCTGTGCTTCTGGAAGCTTGTCCCACCAATCTTCTACAGGAGGCAGCTCCTCTGGAGGAGGCTCTCCAGTTCTAGGAATCCCCCTCATGTATCGGATAGCGGCATCGAGTCCGTATTTCTCGAATACCTTTCTAGCGTTTTCTACCTGGTCCGGCAACAGCCATGGAAAGCCCGCGGCGGTAGAGCCGAAGTCAGGAGACTCTTCCGTGGGAAGAGGCTCCTCTACAGGAGGAGGTTCTTTCTTACCTCCTCCAAGCGCCGCGGTAGCCGCTTGACTTAACACCTGTTGTTTATACGCTAGATATGCTTGCAGATCATTCCCGAATCCGGCGACGATGTCCTCCTGTGACGGCTCCTCTCCAGCAGCAAGGACCTCTCCAATACGAAGCCGTGCGTTGTACATATCCTGACTGGACGACGGGCCGGGCTCTTCTGAAGGAGATACAACAGGCGGCTGCCCAGCCCTCGGAGGCTCCGGTGTGTACGGCGGAACGACTACGTTTACGGTGTCCTGCTCATCTCCTGTAGTTCCATGCGGAGCATCTTGGAACGTAGCCCCTGATCTATCAGACTCCGAGGACTCAACTCCCTGCACCCACCTACCCTGCTGAACGCTCCAAACGTACCCAGCCCCAGGAGACTTAGCCTTGTCTATCATCGGGTCCGCTCGATATTGCTGAGGCAATACCCAGGATGAAGTAGCATCGTCCCACACATGTGCAGCGGAGGGCGGATTCCCTCGATTCACCGCAGCATACACATCCTGTCCAGTATCTCCAACACGTCGAGGCTTGCCTCCAGGTCCATACTCCCATCCTGGAGGTAGTGGCGGAAGATTCTCAGTTACATCAGAAGGAGGAGGACCGGACGATACCGTCGGCACAGTTAGAGCCGCCGGAGCGACCGTCTGCCCTCCCTGCTGATTCGCCGGAGCGTTTACCACTGTTGCAGAAGGATTCTGCGGAGTGGGTAGAGCCCCCGTACGGAGGTATGTGTTTACTTCCACATCCGTCGGCTCTCTCCTGGTAGCCTCGAAAATGGCGTCTCTAGCCTCCATCCTCCGGACTGGATCAGTGGTAGGATCTATCGCAGCTGGGGGAGGCCTCACTCCTAAATCCGGACCTGTATAGCCGCTTGCTGCCCGAGCGTCTGCATCAGACATCCCGGCCAGAACGTAGCCGGTATACTTCTTCGCGGCGTTGCCTAGAGGATCCATAGGATTAACTCTAGGCCGACCCCCCAAAGGTCGGGGAGCCGGAGTGGCCTCCGGAGGCGGTGCAGACGCAGGCGCGGGTGTATGCGTAGGCGCGGGTGTATGCGTAGGCGCTACATACGCAGGAATCCCGGCAAGATACCTCTTAGCTGCCTCCGCTCCTTGCGAGTTGTACGCTCCCTGGGCGTTCGCATACTGATCAGGAAGACGGCCTGGATAAGCGGCCTTGATAGAATCGAATGACTGTTGCGTCGTTGTGGGAGTAGGAGCATAGGTCAAAAGCGCGTTGTACGCCGGAGCTGTCTCTGTCGAAGGAGGAGCAACCGCCGAGGCCGGCGCAGGCTTCCAGGACCACGACACATCGTCCCACACATAATCCCCCACCGGTTTCGGGGGTTTCACTCTAAGAGCAGAGTATGTCTTATTCGGAACAGCCGCAACACTTCCCGACAACGTAAGAGCCATCTCTATACACCCTTCTCAGGATAGTCCTCGGGCAGGCCTCGAGCCAATCGTCGAGTTCTGGTTTCCTCCAGCATCCTGGCGATCTCCCCGGTCCGGGTCGCCATCTCCTCCTGCAGTCGCACCATCTGCTCGCTTAGCCCCCGGCGATCCGTCCGTGACTCGGTCATCCACATCTCAACGCGACGCGCGTTCGCGTCAGCAGCCTTTTGAATAATGGAGAAGGTGTCTTGATACACCACTCCCTCTTCTAATCTACCGATACGCCCATTTTGCGCCCGCATTTGCTCCTCTACCCGCCCCACCTTGTTTGAAAGGTGGTTCCAGGCAACTAGACCAGTTGCCATCAGCGGAGCAACGATAGCGCCGACTTGGAGAAGGGCCCCGTGGTCGATTAGCATAGAGTTACCCCATCGGCCAACGCCGGTCCACGTAGTACTGCCACCCATCAAGCGCCCCCTGCACTATCACGTAGACGATGAGGGCGGCCCCCGCCAGCTGCGGATCCTGTGCGCCGACAACGCTCGCACCAACGACAGTAGCTGCCACCTTCTTCGAGATCAGAGACTTCACCTTGCTGCCCAGAAAACTTACGGCGCTCATGTCTTCTTCTCCTCTGCCGGCTCTGCCGGCTTCTCGTTCACGATCTCCTTTAGCACGTCCAGGCGGCCCAGCAGCCTTCCGCAGGTGGGGTCGGCCTGGGCCAGTTGATCCATGCGCTGCCGGATCTGCTGCTGAATCTCGTTGATCTGCTGCTCCGCCTGTTCCTTGGTCATGCCACTTTCTCCAGTGTCGCAACGCGGGCATCAAGCTCCTGCCATGCTGACACGATATAGGCCATAATAGCGTGAGTGTTCAACCCCCAGCGCTCGTTGCCTTCTTCATCCAGGTTGGCCCCTCCGGGCGAGCCTTCAGGGAGTACTTCGTAGACCTCCTGTGCGAAGAAGCCAGCAAGCCGGGGACGACGCGCAAACTTCTCAGGCGACCTCTCCTGATTGTCGCCCGTCATATCGCGCTTCCAGGTGAAATAGTGGGGCTTCAGGGCGCGCAGCACTTTGCTGGCCTTTTCGATCGGGCCCAAATCGTTCTTCCAGCGCATGTCGGATACCGTGGTGAGGTTCTTGCTCCCGTCCGTCTGCACATCCGCCGAAGCGCCAAGACTCTGAATGTTGACGGCGCCGCCGGCCGAGTAGATAGAGTAGTTCGTGCCGCCGGACGTCTGATTCTCAAGGTAGATACCGTAGTTGTTCGTCAGGGTTCCAGAGACCGTGGGGTTGGCTATGTAAGCTCCGTAATATGTAGCTAACGTGACCCCCGCATTTATCAACCCGAATGTCCGCAACCCTTGCATAGACCCCGAGTTATTCACACTGGCAATGCTGTAGGCGTAGACCGTGCGGTCCTCGCCGTTACCCCCGCTGTATGTAGGATACACCCATAGAGGAATGGCGTTTGGTGCGGCAGTGGTGGGGTAAATCTTGGCTCCTACTCCGTCGGTAGCGTGGGAGCCGATCAGCATGGCGTTGTTCACAGCTCCATTGAATTGGTAACCGAGAGTTGCCCCGGCGAAGGTCAGCGTGTTAGCCGCGTGGGTGACCGTTACGTCACCGTTATTGAAGTTCAGCACCGCGCCGCTGGCAAAGAAGGCGTCGCTGAAGCCCACCGTTGCACTGCCGAGCGCGCAACCGTCGTTCGCCCCGGCCGAGAGCAAGCCCTGCACTAGCAGGGCATCGGCGCTCTCATCCCACTGCATGTACTTGCCCGCCGTAGCCCCGAAGAACTTGGCGTCGTAGCCGGTATCATCCACCCCCAGCGTCAGGCCGGTGGTCGGAGCCAGCGTCAGCAACTCCGTTATCGTGCCGGCTTTGACCAGTCGGAATGACAACTCCCCCTCCTCAGCCCCAGCCACGTCCGACACGCACAGCATCGCAATTCGAGCGAATACGTCCTGCGTGTCATCGTCCCCTGGCAGCTTGAAGGCCAGCGCCGCCCCAGTAGAGTTGTCCGTCGCGTTGCCCCCGCCGTCCGGATCCCACTCCAAAGTAAGAACGTCTCGAACAGCGGCTGCTATAGCCTCCCTCGTCCGAATCGTGTTGACTGCATTTCCTGAGCTATCATACCCAAGCTCCAACACAGTCCCCATCGTTCCCGCGACAATAGCGGATATATCAACTTTGGCATCTTCCGATCCATTAGACGCGTCCGTGAGAACCCAATCCATATGGACGAGGTCGGTTTCGGTACCTCCATCATCATCCGCATACATTACAACACGGCCGCCATCTCCATCCGCCGCCGTCCCGGACGCGGGATCTATCCCGAGCTGCACAACCTCCCTCACACCACCAGCGGCGGCCGAGGTGCACTCGAACGTTTTCAGCCCGGTCAGAGTTTGCGACGTGGACTTCCCTACAATCCCATCCGATCCACTGAGGTCTACATTCGCCTCGTCAATGCTTGTACTCTCCAAGAACGACAGGATGTTCGTGATCCAGTCCGTCACCTGAGCGGACTTGATCCTTGCTCCTGCGGTTGGAAGCGCTTCACTCGGTCTCGTGACAGTAGCCATGCTTCACCCTTACGAGAAATGCTCCCCTGAGGTCAGGCCTCGAGAGGGATGAACTCAACTATGTACCCCTCAATCCCAGCCGGGTTGCTGCCCGTCCACTCTGGAGAGACGGTCTCGCAGATTCGATTCACGAATGTGTCGAATCTCTGCGCGCCGCTGCCCTCCCATTTCAGCCCGGAGTCCCATGTAGACGCGTCGTCATCCCAAGTCGCGCCGTCCGAGACCCCGATACTTCCTTGTACAGTGCCTTGCCTCCCCTCGTCCACGTAAACATTCACCGCAACCGTTTGATACCCTACCTTCTCTCTATACAGAGTGCGTATGTTCAGCACATGTTTCTGTTTTCCAGGCATCCCTAGATCATTCGGGCTCATCTTTATCCGCCAGTCGAACGACGTTCCAGCATCGTTCTCATACGTGCTATCGTTACCCTTATACACATACCCTCCAACGGAAGCCAACCAGTCCAGCTCCTGACCGCTGATCCTTAGAGAAGCACCGAAGCTCATCACGTGCTTCGGCCTATCTATCCACAAATCCCCCATTTCCCAGTCGTAAACCATGACGTAGTCGTGTCCATCCGTGTTCGCGCTAGATGAAACAAGTACCCGAATCTGGTGATCGCTCTCCCTTACAAACGCCTGTGCGTACTGCAAGCGCGTCTTACTCAAACCGAGCCACTCCTCCGAATCGTCCAGCGTGACTATCTTCACGCTCATATCTGGAAGGACGATAAACGCGCCTTCCCTCGATGCACCGAAGACAAACTCTGGACGAGCTACAAGACTCATCTTCGACACGGGAGAGAAGCCTCTTCTAGGCTCTCCAAGGTTAAAGTCGTATGCGCCAGTCTGTCCGTACACGATCTCCCCCGGATAAAGACCATCCTCCTTGAAAACCAACGCCTTTCCCCAATTGTCAACAGCTCCAACGATGGCAGGGCCGCCGTCGTAGACCTCGTACCTATTTGCGTCTAACCACTTCGTGATGTCCACAACGTATGTCTGCCTGTTAATATCGCACCAACGGAGTCTCGTTGGATAGTACACACCTCCTTCAGTCGTCCCCCACGCGAATAGGAGGTTCTTATGCACCATCAGGCCTTTGGCTTTAGTCCAAGGCATCCCCGTGAGATTCGCAGTATTCCCTGCACCGCTATACATACGAATCTGGTTCACTCCATTATTGATGAGGATGTTGTCCTTCAGAAAAGCGAACTCCACCCTATCATCGCTTCCACCGCTAAGAGCCGTCCCTGTCACATCCGTACGCGTCGTCCCGTCGTCCGTATACACCTTCGTCGGAGTAACGACAAGACTCGCTGTAGTCCCACTAGAGAAAGTTGCCTGGTACAGCCCTGTAGCTCTCTCCCCTCCATCTATTTGAGCAGTATTATAATACGTGTATCCATTCCGACTCTCCACCACCCCTCGCTCCGAGATATTCACATCTCTGAGCACCTCACAATGCTCCGCGGTCAGACGCTCGTCGGGATACCTCCACCTTGATCTCTGTCCCTTGATGCGATATATCGGGCTTGTGGCTACCTCGGCGTCTGTAACCCGCGGCTCAGCCATCATTACCATCCATTGTGCTCGCGGCCTGTTGGAGGACTTGCGCTATAGTCTTCCACCCACTAGGCATCCCCTTGCAATGGCAAGTGAAGGTGCCTCCCCACTCGAAGCCATCCCCATGCTCCTTCCCTTTTAATACAATGAGAACGAGGTGCTTCTCATTCTGTACTACCGTACGCAGCACAGAATCGGTCACACTACCATCGGACGTATTCATCTCGCGAGCCCTACATCTACCCCCTCAATGAGGGGTCTATGCGGTCTGTTCTGGACTCCAACGGCGTTCTGCACGTTGGAAAACACCCAGAGGGCGTTCGAGTCGTACCGAGATGTCCCGAGAAAGTCCTTCATCCGATCTCGGAAGGTCAGACGGTGGCGGTCTGCGGTAGATCCTTTTCCGACTGTCGGGAGAAGATCCTGAGACGTGCCCCAGATCAGCAGATCGTGATACTCTTGATCGAACTCGGGCCAGTCCGAGTCGTTTACAAGCGGCGGCTTCCGCATTGCACAGCGCACGTTGTACGACACTATTGCATCCGGTATCGGGTAGAACTGAACCCACTCGTAGTCCGGAGAGTCCCACCAAACCGGGATTACCGCGAGGGTGTTACTGTCGTCGTCTGTCACCGTTACATTCCCACTAAACGCTAAGCTAGCGGCCGGGTGCTTCGTCACGCGCTCCACACCAAGTGTGGAGTCGTAGCTATTTGCTGTAGCTACCCCGGTCACCCCGCTCATTGTAACAAGCTCCGACACAAGCACGCCGGCGGTGTTGAAGCCTGTCACCCGCACCTTGTAATTACTTCCCGCGTCGTTCGCACTATCGCTCACCAACGTCAGCGTCCCATCGCTAGCAGGTAGCGTCTGCACACCTCTCGCCCCAAGAGGGAAAGATTGAGTCGGTGTCCCGCTGGCATCGTCTCCAGGAAGCGAGCGGTCAAAAGCCCTCGCCGTCGTGCTCCAGACGAAACGGTCGTTCGTAGGATCCTCAATGTTGAACACCTTCCGCACGTACAAGGGCATCCCGTATTGTGACGTGCCGACGGCGGTCGTCAATGTGAATACTCGCTGCTCCAACGAGACATCCGCTACATCCAGCACGCGTCGATAGACGCCATTGCACACGACTCCTACAAGAGTCTCGAAGTCCCCGCCTGCTTCCTGTCCGCAGAACGATATGATTGCGTCCTTGATGTCGCGGTATGTCACGCTTTCCTCACTCCGAGCACCTTCGCCCCCGCATCAACTACAGCCTGCGCATTCGGCGCGACAGTCCCCTGCTTCTGCATCGCTTCCATTCCTGCCTGGAACATGGCCAGAATACGGCTGAACACCTCCTCCTGCTTTTGGAAGAGATCCGTCTGTGCAGATAGGCGCCTTTGATCTTCTCCCTTCAAAAGGTTCCTACGTCCCTCCGGCCCATTCGTCTTGAGAACCTCTCGCACTCGAAAGTCCCACTGTTGATATAGAGGGATAGACACTCGAGGATTCGCCTCCTTATATCTATCAATATCCTCCTCACTCATCGGCGGCAGCCCTGGCACCATGCCCACGATACGAGCCAACGTACCTCGTATCTTGATGATGAGACCGTCGTCATCCGACACACGCCGAGTTGCTCCTGTGTCGTCCACAAACTGTATTCGAGGACGCGCCCCAGGAGCTGCAATGTCCGCTGTAACCTCCTCGTCCCAAATGTCCAAGGGCTGCCAATCTGCGTGGAGGGGATCGTTGGAGACATACTTCGTCATCACAACCTCCCTCGTAATATCTCCCAAATCCAGCGGAACTCCATCCTCCAACACGCGCTTCGGAACCTGCTGCTCCTTACTCACATCAAGAACGACCGGCATCTTGATCCTCCCCTCAGGAGAAATTATCCCGCGAGTGTTACAACGTATACCCGCTGATGTTCACTTGACAATCCGCCAAGCTTCCGGCTAACGTCCCGGCGGCGGTGGCGCTCAAAGAGCAGACGACGTTCAGACCCGGGAAGTTGAAACTGAAGCCTTCCAGACTAATATCTATGCTGCTCTCCCAAACGACGCTGGATCCGTCCAGGATCTGGATGATGGAGTCCTCGTCCGCGTGTCCACTAATCGACGTCACCACATGGTAATGCCCATCACGAGCGGCCTTCGTCGCCGTCGCTCCATCAGTCGTCCCGGCGGCGGTTTCGCTAAACGGTGCCTGGTACATTCGGAATCTTCACTCCTGCCGCCTCGAAAATGCGGCTCATTCGGTGGACGTACGTGTGCGACGCACGGACCTTCTCATGGCCGCGCTTTGCTATAACCTCTCGCTCCTCCGGATGGTGGAGACACCACTTCGTCTTCTCAATCATCTCCTCAATTCCCTGATACCCTACAAAGTCCTCCCCCTCTACAAAGCCCAGTTCCTTCCACCCGACTACATCTCTGTTCGTCAAAAGGCATGTACCAGTGGAGAGGACCTCGAAGAACCTCATGTTGAGATCCTGCTTGATGCTCAAGTTCGCACCAACGCGGCCGCGCACGTAGCGTAGAGCCATTTCCTCAAAGAAGCAACTTACCGAACACCAGAAGTTCGGAACCGCCTTGAACAAGGCATCAAGATACTCCACTCTATCATTCGTCCCAAGCCCCATTCCAGTGTTCATAAACCCCACGAACACCACATCCCAACACTTGTCCAAACCCAGAGCCGCCAACCTCTCCCGCTCTGGATGCACCATTAGCTCCTGCAAGTTCGGATGCGCTGTCGGATGACACGCGAGCGGCAGCCACTCCACCTTCTCCACCCCATCCGCCCTCATCCGCTCCGCCCCTTCCTTCTGTGCACAGTACACCCAATCGAACTGCTTCGCCTTATGCAGTCTCCAGTCATACCCCAGATGCGTATCAACGGCCCAATACACACAGGGATGGGGGCACTCCCATTCTAATCCGTCTCTCCCATCGTCTATATACACGTACAACTCATGCTCAGGTACTTCCCCCAAAGGGGTGTATCGCCGAACGTTTTCCCCAAAGCCCAACCCACGCTTCGTCGCGTCCAAACACAGGATCGGCGTTCCGTTGTTCCGAATCTCCGCGGAATACACCAACGCGACGGACATCATGCTACCCATACGGGATACTGAGGAAAGTACGAAAGAGCTATATGCATAGCCGTTCTCCTGCTTGGGTCTACTCGAGTCATTGGAGCCGGCTCACCACTCGGCAATCGAGGGAAACCCGAGAGAGATGAGGGATTGAAGAATACATCCTCTCCGTGCTTCGCAATCACCTGCTCTCCTGCCCTCAATCCTCGAGCTTGGTACTCCTCATGGTTGTAAAGCTTCCTCATAGTAGCCGCCCCCTCGTGATAGATATACACCTGCCTATTTATGATGACCTTGTACCCCCTCGCCATACAAGAGAGACAAAGATCCGCCTCCTCTGTTCCCTCCAGTGTCTCATCACAAGGAGTGATCTGATCCCATACGCCCTTCCGAGCGAAGAGAAGCATCCCCATGATGTAGTTCGTCTGAAGAAACTCCGAGGGGATGACGGTAGCAGCGAGTTGAAGAGGGCTGCTGCCTCTATCTATCGTCGGTCCCACAAGCCCTACTTCTGAAACGGACGCGATCATCTTCATGCTAGGCCAAAAGGGATTCCCAGGCACGAACATCACATCGTCGCTTACAGCGCAGAAGTAATCCGCTCCGATAGAGGCCTCCAACCCTGCATTGATCCCACCGGACGCGCGGCGGTTGTACTTCTGATGAAGTACCTCCACCGGCCACGGAATCTTTGCAACTTCCAAGTCCACTGCCCTCCTATCCACCTCCCCAGGATTGTTGTTCACGACGAGGATTCTATCAACGCCCCTCGTGTAACACACGAGAGAGGACAAACACCGATAGAGCAGCCCAGAGTTCATATACGTAATCACGGCAACGCTCAGGCCGGGCATTTCAGACTCCTCGCCTTCACTCCAAAGCTGCCCACCGCGAACGTCCTGAAGTCTTCCGCCTCGAAGCCGACGACGCTCAAGAGATTCAGCAAACTCGGCAGCGTATATGCGTGTAGGTGTGTATAGTCTATCAACATCGTGTCTATCCCATCATAATCAGGGCAAGACACGAGTAGAAGCCCTCCAGGCTTCAGAACACGCTGCCATTCCCGCAACGCCGCCACCGGATCTACCAAGTGCTCGAATACGTGCCGGGCCGCCAAGAAATCTAGGCTCGCATCCTGAAGAGGTAGAGTAGACGCATCACCCGTCACATCCGGCTCTGCTCCGGTGAACTTCCGCCCGCCCGCGGCACGTTCACCTTGTTTGGACAAGTCAAGACCCGGCACGCCTTCCAGCACCCAGTCCCCACATCCGACGTTGAAGCCCCTTTGTTCCCTTGGAAGAGATACCTTCCACCAATCGTCCTCCTCGGAGAGAGCGGCCTGCAGCCCTGGAGATGCATTCGATCTAGAAAAGGGCTGGTAGTCCAGAGTGTCGTACCACACCCTCAATCCATGCTTCCGAATCAAGGCATTATTCGTGTCGTCCTGATGTTGCGCGCTATCCCAGTGCTGGCCCCAAACCTGCTTCCCCGTCACACTCCCAATATGATGCACGTACGCGTTCTTCTCCGCCACAAGCGTGTATCCGAGACTGCGAAGTCGGATGCTCAAGTCGAAGTCGTCCCCTCCAGGCAGTGTCTCGTCCAGCAGCCCTACCTGACGAAATAGGTCCGTTCGCAGCATCATACAGAAACCTATAAGGAACTTTACAGGGAAAGCAGGAGGAGTCTCCAAATGGAAGAGGGATTGAGGTCCCGTGACAAAGTTGCTAGAGGGGCCAACGGCTGCTACCTCCCCTCCAAGATGCCGAGCAAGTACTCGCCAGAACGCCTTCTGCCCCGGCACGAAAAGCAGATCATCGTTCATAAGGCAGACTTGCGGTGTGTCTACCCTTTTCATCCCGGCGTTAATCGCTCCCATCCAACCGACATTTGCTCCTAGATGCAGAACCTCGATGTCGTTGAAGTCGGTCTCCGCCACGAGCGCGTCGTACAATGCCTTCCCCCCAGGCGTGGGATCGTTATTCAACACGAGCACCTTATACGGGTACTCTGTGTGCTTAATCAACGACACAAAACATTGGAAGAACGTTTGATAGTTACGGAACGTAGGAATCAGAAGGGTCACAAGAGGCGTCATACGTTCTCTTCCTTCTCCTTCTTCATCCACCGCTCGTACTCCTCTGGATGCTCCTCCCTAGCCTTCCTATACGACTCCTTGTCCGCCCATCTTGCCTCATTCCGTTTATGTTGTATATCGAAGCTCGTATCCACATACCGAGGGATGCCAAACTGCGCCGCTCTGACACAGAACATCCAATCCTCACCGCACCCCGTGCTGTGATACCAAGGCTTCGAGATCTGCCGAAACACGTTCGTGTTTATCAACACCACTCCAGCCCCGAAAGCGAGCTGGCCTCCAATCTCCTCATCTCCAACAAGCGTATCGTCAGGGAAGTCCAAAGCTGTCTCGGACGTGTACTTCTCTCTATTCCCTCTAGAGTCCCATCCACACCGAATTCGATACACACATGGAAGTATAGGCTCCCGAGAGGTGAACGCAAGCGCGTTCACTATAGGCTTCTGATGCCGCCAAAGACGGAGGAATGTTGAGAGCGGAAAGCGCATATCAGCATCCCACGTGAACAACCAGTCAGCGCCGACAGATAAGGCCATGTCCGCAAGGCGTTCTCGAGCGAGCCCAGGCAGGCTGCAACGAGTCTCCACAGCCTGAGAAAACTCGAACACTCCATCCTCCGGAAGAACCTCGGCTCGTGGATCCCCCTCCCACGTATCCAGAGCGGGCAGCTCCACCTTACTCGCATCCACTCCCTTCTCCGCAATCTGCTGGTACCACAAACTACGCTCTCTCAACCTTCCGAAGTAGAACAGCATCCCTTGGTACGACGAGAAACAGTCTACATCCGGTCCAACGTACCAAGGATACCCCAACGCAACTCTTGTTACCTTCACTCTACCCTCCCTGCCAGAAGGCGGATATGCTCTCGAAGACCGTACTCTCTGCAAACGGAGTATTTATGCCCTCGATGCGATGTGAACTCCTTCTCCCCTCCAAAAAAGAACAGTCCTCCACACGTGGTACAGCGCATCAGCTTCCTTCTCTCCAGTACAGGATCCCACGGAGCGAAGAACCACCTTATCCACCACTTCTTATACAACCTCTCGTACACAGGCAACACGCTTTCCAGCCGCCCGCGAGCCTCTCGCAAAGCGTCTCCCAAGGAAAGGGCGGTCCGCTGGGCGTCCAAAAGCGCGCTAGAAAGATGCTCCACTCTCTGCTCCGCACTCATGTCTTCCCACTCCAGGGAAATATTCTCCTGAGTGCTCATCATACCCTCCTCAGTGCCATCGCTCCTGCCGAGCCGACGGACTCTTTCACCAACGCGAAGCCGCGCACAGCGGCCTCAACAGCCGCGTGTTATCCCCTCGGCCCGCCCCCAGCTCAAGCACGAACCGGGGGCGGGCGCTCCTCACCAGCGCCTCGACATGGAGGAACTTGTCGAAGTGCTGATACATCCTACATCGCCCTCACAAAGCCGCGGACGTACCCACCCGCGCTGCGGACGAGACCGGACAGAGACTCCATAAGGATGATGGGACCGAACAAGACCGTCAGCCCAGTATATCCCACACCGAGACTCGTTGCTACCCCAGGCCCTGCGGCATGATTCGCCGCAGTCACACTCACACTTGTCGCCTCACCGAAGTAGAAGATACTCGCGCAGTACCCGTAAGCGATGTAGCGACCGACAGCATTGTCCGCCACATCCTCGTCCGCGACTCCTAGAAAGAGTCGCGTATTGGTGGAGGCAGGGCTGACACCCAGATTCCCCCAACTCGCCGCGCTAGCCACGGTGACCGTAAGAGCCACCGCGTGTCCCAGCGTAATCGTCGCACCCTCTCCATTGGTGAAGTTCCCATACATCACCTCAGGATCGGACTTATTGACCGTCTGTGTAAACATCCTCGTTTCTCCTACGCGTAGTACGCTAGAAAGCGGTACGTCTGCACAGTCTTGCTGTTTCCGTACACTGCGATCGTACCAAGAGTTTCTGTCCCAGCAGCGTTCACGTTCAACGCAACCCGAGCACTCCCAACTCCGTCCTCGTCCACCACCTGACAGCTGATGAGGCGAGAACCGGTGCTCGTAAGTGCGAACGCCCTGGTTGCATCGTCAACCTCTATCGTACCAGAGAGCACTCTCATGTTCCCTGTCACGCGAGGGAAGCCGGTGTCCCGGGTGATGTCTCCCGCAGCCATCTCGTCTCCTCTATCGAGCTATGCAGAAGAACCGCACGGTATCGGTACTCGCGTTAGCGTTATCCATCCAGAGAGAACCTTCCAACGTATCTGCTGTGCCGTCGTCGGAATTGAGGGTGCACCGAATCGCGTTCGCCCCATCCTCATTCGTCACAGCCGCGAACAAAATATGCGTGCGGCTGTCGAAGATAGCAAACGCCTGCGCCGTATCACTCACCTCCGCTGACCCACAACAAATGGTCCAATCCCCGAATCTGCTAACGATCCGTCCACTAATATCCCCGGCGGCCATCTAAGCTCCTCCCCTTACGCGATCCCCGTGAGCTTGCCCAAGGCCGCCCGCAGATTCGTGCCCATGTTCCCCTGGAACAGGATCTGCTCGACGTAAGCGTCCTGATTCACGGGCCGCTGGAACCCCTCGTTCACCTGCGTCAGATTCGCATCCTTGTGCACGAACCAGAAGACGTGGTTCGAGTTCAGGAGGTAAAGCACCCCGGAGGAGCACTTAGCCTCCCAGTTGATCTCCGAGCTACGGAACATAGGCGTGATGGACAACTCCCCTTTGTCCTTCGCCCCATACCGCACCGCGGGCACAACGAGAGCCTCGAGTGCCTCCGCTACAGTCTGCGTAGTGAAGATCCCGTCGGACTGACCTAACACACCTGCGAGCTCGCCGCAGTCGTTGTGCAAAGTACGAAGAGCGGGCAGCAGATTCACAGCCGCGTTGCCAAC